GGTGCTGCTTTAGACAGGTAAGGCTTCATTACAAACCTAGTGCTTTTAAGTCCTCAACAGTCAAACCTAATGCTGCGAGTTTAGCCTGTGCTGCTAGTTTGGCTTCGGCTTTTGCTTGGGCTTCAGATGCAATTTCTGCTTGCACTACTGACCACAAATCATCTAATTGTTTCTTAGTTGGCTTTGTTGTATCAGATAACCAAGTTAATCCCTTGTAATCATCGCCATCTAAAGTCCACTCTGAGTTTGGATATTTTTTAACTAAAATTGTTGCGTAATCAATCATTATGCACCTATTTCCATTACAGTAATTGATGAAGCAGAACGAGTAAAAGTAGAACTGTCTGTATCAGTTTGTCCTCTATTAACAAAAGTGCTGCCACCACTTGGTAATCCTAAAACTTGGACTTTATATGTTGTCGCTGATGTTGTGGCAGGTGAGTCTAAAAATGAAATATGATTGCTATAAGCATACTGAGTTTCACCTTGTAATATAGCAATTGTTACTCTAGTTCTGTTGCTGGCAGCATCTCCAATAAATATATCGGTGCTATCCCTGACTAACCTAGCCGCTGATGAGTTTCCTGCTACTGCCGCAGATGCAGAAAGTGAAACTAAGACAAGTATTTTTGAAGTATTTAAAGTTGGCGTAATGCTAACACTCAAGCCAGTAACATCTGTAAAACTTGTTGAACCTGATTGCACAAATGTATCAGTTTTAGCAGTTGATACCACCTGTAATACTTTGCCACCGCCACCAGCAGGAGTTGCCCAAGATGGCACACCACCGGCAACAGTTAGCACTTGACCAGTTGTGCCAATTCCAAGTCTTGTCTTTACATTTGCACTTGATGATCGATAAGCAATATCTCCAAGAGTAGTTTCTGGATTTAGTGCTTTGGTAGTTGTATCAACAGATGAACCCAGCGTTCTAATAGCTGATGCACCATCCTTAACCAATGCGGTATCGTCAGGCGTTGTCCAGCCATAGTTTGTAGTAGTTGCCATTTTTCTCCTATTATCAGGCTACGATTGTAGCGTATTCCCATGTTAAAGTTGGATCTATTGTCTGCCATGTTTCAGTTATTGGAACAGTATTCCAGCGCATCGCCACCTGACTAAATGCCACAGGCGAAAGATTAACTGTTAAAAACAATTCATTGAAGCGAGTGCTCCACCGCCATCCTTCAACATAACCCTCAAATTCTCCGCCCGAAATTTGATCCGGCAGATTTTGGATATTTAAGGGTTGACCCACAAACACACCCAAAAGATTATCTCGATCGCTGTTGTCTATCTCTGAATTGGTGATTGGAAAGGTTATAGATTGAAACGCTGGTAATGGAAAGGCACGCTGGGCAATGTATCTATCCGCAACCTCTTGAGCATCTACACCTGAATGGATAGCGGATTGAATACTTTGTGCTTTGATGCCATAAAGGGCAATTGATTGCGCACTTGAAGCGGTTGCTTGTGAATTAAAATTATTTCCATAATTGATATAAATGTCATTGCGAATATCGCCTGATCTTGTGATGGTTGATAAACCTTGACCTAAAGCATGTCTGCCATCTAAATCGACATAACCATTGGCTAAAAGGTAAGTTTGACGATGGTCTGCATCAGCATAACCAATATTTCCATTGGGGGCTTCATACATATAACCAAATGCGCTATCGGCAATAAAACTTGCAATGTTATAGACAGTATCAGGATCAGCAGATCTAGATGACATTGTATAAAGCCCTGGTTGATCGATTTCACCTAAACCTTGATTACCACCTGCCGTTGCCCAAGTTTCAGTTGCGTCATAGGTTGCCCATGTTGTAGCTGCTGGAACATCATTCCATGATGCCAATAATACGCTAGACAACAATCTATAAATCTGGTCGCCATCCTCATCTTGCGAAAGATTGTCGTTGTAAATCTCTTTAGCCAGTTTAACCAATGAACCCATTGCCAAAATTGTGTAATTCACAACAGTAGCCAATGCTCCAGTTCTTTCAACCGCAACAGTCAAATCAGTAACATTGCCACCGAATAGAGTGACATAACTTCCGGAACTGTTTTTCACTTGCAAACTTAAACTGTCATTAATGTCAAATGGTAAAGTTTGTCCAGATAATGCAATTAATGATATTTGTAAATAAGATGGGTTTGGTTGAGTGTAAATATTTGTTCGACCTGCTTGATGGGCAATATCGCTTATTGCAATATTGGTGTAATCAACACCAGCAACAGTTAGTTTCCAGTCAGGTGTCCAAATTGTCATTATTGAAACACGTTTCCATATCCTCCACCGAATGTGGGGGTTGATCTTGCTGAACTATCAACAAGCACTTTTTGCACAGCTCTAGCAGCACCCTCTGGATCTATTGCTTGAACTGAAACGTTGTTAATTACAGTCGGCTGAGTTTGAGCACTCCCCGTTGAAATAGTAGGCAATCCTCTTTCGCCGGCTCGATAATCAAAACTTGATCCTGAACTGCCTATTCGATTTAATGAGCCTATATCTGCACCGGGTTTGACCAAATTAATTCCTCGAATAACAGTATTAATCGCATCAATAACAAAATTCAAAACTGGTGTTATTGCTCCAGCAATTGCGCCAAACGCATTGATTATTGCTGCTGCTGCTTTTGCTCCAACATCAATCATGAAAGTAAAGACTTTACCCAAAATAGGTAAAACAACAGTTTGCAATAACCGCCCAAATGCATCAAAACTTTCTTTGTTATCATCAATGGCTTTTTTAACAATTTCCCAAGCATCCTGAAACTTATCAACAATTGGAACACCATATTGAAATATGTAACCAATTAATCTTTCAATTATTGGGAGCAATGCTGCACCAACGGATTCTTTGGCTTCCTCAAAACCTTGCTTTAATCTGTCAATTCTGCCTTGAAAAGTTTCGGCATTTCTAGCTGCTGCACCACCATAAAGATCACTTAATGCTTTTTGCGTTTCGTTGAAATCCATTGCTTTTAGATCGGCAGCTGATAAACCAATGCCCAATCTTGCAAGTTGTGTTTCTTGACCATCATACGCTTTTGCTAATGCCGATGTAACTGTGGTTAAATCTTTGCCAGATCCCGCTGCCACATCTAATGCTAAATTTAACAACTTTTGAGATTTATCAACATCTTTTGTGCTTACAGATAATCTTTGAAACGCATTTCTCAAATCGTTGTCAGTAACACCAGTTGCCAATTGGGTCTTTGTAATATAATCCTCAGTAGCCTTTATTTGGGCATCAGTAGCCCCTGTGGCGGTCTTTAATGCGCTGGCTAACCTAAGTTGTGCCTGTTCATCCTCAATGGCTGATTTGACCCCATCAATGGCTAATTTGCCGGCATAGGCAACCGCAGCAGCAGCTGCAACAGTAAATGCTAAAGCAGCCTTCTTACCAAACTCTGAAATCTTGCTTGCGTTACTTTCAACTGCTTTGTCAGCATCGCCTAACTTCTTTTTTAAGTCATCAACATCGGCGAGAATTGATAACTTTAAGGTGCGATTACCGGTTGCCATTAGACCCATTCCTTAATGATGCGATTAAAAGCCTGTTCCCATTTGTTAATTAATTCAGGCTGAATTCTGCGAAGCGTTGGATAGATAAACCACCCTCTCGAACCTCTGCCTTGCCTTCCTGAATATGCAGGGAACTGCTTGAACTTATTAGATCCAAACTCAACACCACCCCATAGGGTTTGCGTTGTAGCCCCACCTGAAAACTTTTGTCTTGCGAAACCATAACGGAACTCACCGATTTTGCTGGATTTAGAGATGCTAACTCCGTCTGCGACCCTTTGCGCAACTTCGCCAGCCTTTGTTCGAGTTCGAGCTGCTTGTTTAATTTCCTCTGATGCAAAATAAGCCAGAGCAGCAGATTGCGATCTTGCTTCCTCAGTAGCTTGGTCATCCATAAGTTTGAATGCTTTGTAAATATCACGCAGATCGTTTTTATTGTATGCGATAGTTTCACTTGCCATGCCTCGCCTCCAATACTTCGATTGCTGTTAAAATGTCTTCCGCTTCAACCCATTCTCTCATTGGAATCTGTGTGGCTATTGCCAACTCAACCAATAATCTGCTTAGGCTTCCTGCTGGATGACTTTTGGGTCTGCATCACCGACTATTACATCGCTGACTGTTTCCATCCATATATCAAAACCTTTTACTGGCTTTCCTGCTGCTTCTCGCTTGTGTGCGTTGTAAGCCAAAAACATCAGATCCCACATTCCAAGTTTTTCTTTTGCTTGGCTTATAGTGTTGCCAGTTGTCTTTTCCCATTTTGCCCACTCAGGTGGTTGGGCTACATAAGTGGCTTGCTCACCTGAGTTATA